GTGTGGGGGTTCAGTTAAAAAGTGAATTGGGTCTGTTTCGCTGAGATTGCCTTTTTATGGGAGTTTGAGCGGTATGGATGGTCTCATATAGGCGCAAATCAAGTTCATGTTTCGTGAAATAATATGAATCAGTTCATTTTATCGAGTATTTTTCGGTGTACTGGTGGTTTGTGTGGTGTGCATGGTATAACAAGCCATGTTTCGCATAAGAATAGACAAAAGCGCCAAGAACCACGATGAGAGCGTGCTTTGCGGCGAATCACCATTCAAAACAGAGCAAAACAGGGGCAGGCGCAGAGGCAATTCAGATTTTCACCTATATGCGAACTATCTTTGCACTGTAAGCACCTTCCTTCCGATGATAGTGAGCGATAGCTGGGAGTCGGACGGGTCGTATATCTCAGTTTCGTACTGAGGGTTGTCCGAGATGATCTTTATGCGGCCGTCCATCATGAACTGAAGCCGTTTGATGAGCAGCTGCCCGTCGAGATGGATGGCATAGATACCGTTGACGCGATCGGTCTTGGTCTCGTCGATGACTACATACGCGCCATCATGCAGCAATGGCTCCATACTGTCTCCATCCACTTCTATGATCTTGACCTTCGATAGATTGGGCGTAGCCTTGAAGAAAGCCTTGTCCATGACGATATGATCTACTACTTCGATGCTATAGTTGTAGACACCGGTCCCAGCTCCTGCACGCACATCAAGCACATCTATGGAGTACCCGCCACCAGGCACTATGGCTTCTTTCTGACCAACATCTCCAGAGATAAGCCAATTCATGTCAATTTTGCCCAATTTGGCAATTTTGATAAGTACGCTGGATGGGATATCCCTGTCTCCCCCCTCATATCGCACATATGTCCTTGGCGCAACATCTATTTTTTCTGCCATTTCTGCCTGCGTATAGCCGAAATCTTTCCTTATTTTTAAAATTCTTTCGTTTATTGTGACCATTTTGACATTTTCCTCTTGACTTTTAGTGACCAATTTGGCATAATTCTTTTATCGGTTGATTAAATTATATCGAACCGAGTTCAGATTTTCGCTAAAAACGAGAATCATGTTTTTTTACATTTTTCTGTAGTGCGTCCGCTATAGACACCGCATGGTGAGTAAGAGGCTGAATAAGTAACCAATCCTATGGAGAGCAATAGGTGAGGCATCACACAAGAGCGTCATTCGTGGCGCTGTTCTGTGATGTGCGTTTCGCGTGTTTCGCGTGTTTCATTGCTGTGTAGTTCCGATATTTTCGGCATTTGCGGCGAAACACACGAAACTGTTTTTTTGTTTTACACGAAAGGAATATGTATGAAGACAATAAGAGACAGACTGGATGATATAGGAGGATCTGCTCCTTTTGGAGAAGAGATAGAGCACCTTTGGAATATGCAACAGAAACTGATGAGATACAGGCTCGTAAATACAGTTGAATACAGGCTTATCGAGGAGCTGGCACTCAGGCTAAAGGCTGCCGATATGACTACCAGTAAATATGATGTTGATGAGCAAGCATACAATGAAAAAACAAGGCGTATTGCAGAGCGGCTTGCGCAATTTCGCAACGAGTGCTAAAGAGTATTTTTTAGCATGCTCGGCATAAGATCATCTAACTTGTCATGGTCTTCAGGCATTTTGATTGTTTTGAGCTGATGTGACAACTCTTGTATAAATGCGTCCTTAGTTTCTTTTGATGCATTTTTAAGAGTGTTTTTTACTGCCTCTTTATAGGCGGCTGCAACCAACGAATATGCGTATTTTTCATCCATAGTGATGTCTCCTTTTATATGTTTGTGTTTGGTGCACACAAAATGATACACAAAGGAGACTTCAGTATGGATACTCAAATCTATACAAGGAGGTGACAATGGGAATAGTGAAAAAAACAGAGCTTCGCACCAGGTTCGAGTCGAAAGGCTTTGGTGTAAAGAACTATGCGCAAGCCAAGAAGCTGAGCCAGCCTATCCTCAGTAGGATACTCGCCGGTGATCCAGAACTCACAGGAAGAAACAGGACTGGAGGTGGCGCGGTGCGAAGAGTGATATCGCAGCTCCATGAGGACGGGGTCTGGACAGACTCGCTTCCATGGGAGATGAGTGCATGAATGGAGATGCAATATCGATGTTGTGCAACATTCCAGCAAGGACCGTTCGCAGCAAGACACAAAAAGCAAAGGATGATGGACTGAGCACTATCAGACTCGGCGACAGAGTATTCCTGTTCTCCATAGAAAGCGGCCATTACCGCTACGAAGAGGTGCTTCCAGAGGTGATAGACACAAGCGATAGTGACCTGTCTGCCGCGTGGAGGCTGGCAAGCGATGATAAGCGTGCCGATGCGGCAGACCGTGTACGACTGATCAACGAATACCGCAACCGCAAGGCCGGTATGGGCTGGAAGGAGTTCCTCAAGCGCGTATCACATCGGTACGAATCGATCAAGCCTACCAAGTCCAAGCTCTTCCGCTGGCTCCAGACCATGGAGGAGTGCGAGATAAACGGAGGCACGGCTATGGAGCACCTCCTCGATACCAGGGGGAAGAGCAGCAAGAACAGGAGCTACACTGATGAGATGTACGACTACATGACACAGCTCTTCCTGGAGAATCCTGACATACGCAAGACGAAGCTCTCGATATATATGGAGCAGAGGTATGGAGAGCGTACACCGAGCTACGCAACGATCAACAGGATGCTGGAGCGGTACAAGAGGGAGAATGTCCTGATAGCCACACTTGCAGCGAACCCAGGCGACGCTAACAACAAACTGCGACCTGCCCCGGGGAGCGCAAGCGAGAAAGCACCATATATCAATGCACTGTGGGAAATGGACGGTACTCCTGCCGATGTGATCTGTAGCGACGGCGTGAGATATGCCCTGTCCGCTGCTATAGATGTATACAGCAGGATGGTCGTGGTGGTGGTGACGCCGAGAGCGAACAGCAGCGCCCTGTCCCAGGTCTTCAAAAGAGGGATACAAAAGCTTGGAGTACCCGAGGCGGTGAAGCTCGATAACGGAAAAGAGTACAAGAGCAGACATTTCGAATATGTCTGTGCGAGGCTCAAGATCGAACAGCAGTTCTCTATGCCATACAGCGGTTGGCAGAAGCCGCATATCGAGAGGTTTTTCCGTACTCTGTCGACCGATCTGTTCGAGGAGCTGCCCGGATACATAGGACACAATGTATCCGAGCGCGAGCGCATATCGAACAGGCAGACGCATGAGCAGAAGCTACAGGCGATAGACAGGTGGAAGATCGAGCAAAAGAACGGCAGCGAGTTTGCCAAAAAGTTCTCTCTGAAAAAAGAGAACCTCGGCATAGATGTCAATATACCGGTGAGCAGGGAAGAGCTCGAAGGGTATATCGAACAGTGGATAGAGAAATACGAAAGGAGGAATCATAGGGGAATCGGCGGAGAGAGACCGATAGATAGATGGCAGCATAGCGGCGCGATCCCGAGAACGATATCTGACGAGAGGGTACTCGATGTCCTGGTCGGGCTGAGCGAGAAAAAACAAATCACAAAGAAGGGGGTGACCTGGAAGAAACTCAGCTACTGGAACGATATATTATATGACAGGGTAGGAGAAAGTGTGTGGATGCTGAGCGATGATGAGCTCGGCTATATCTATCTATATGATCTGAATATGCAGTATCTATGCAAGGCTGAGAATGCTGAGCTGATCGGAAAAAGCCGAAGCGAGTACATGGCCAGCAGATGGTACGACGCGAAGAGCAAGCGACTGATCAAAGAACTCCAGGAGCTCAGACGGCAGATGCCGCAGAGATTCAAGTCGCTCCTGGTAAATGAGGAGCAGACACAGATAGATGAGATCGCAGTGGAGTTCAAGAGCGCTGCGGTGAACGCGGTGCGTGAGGCAGTAGCAGATCAGAGCGGATATGATGCATACGAGCAGCGGGAACTCGCAGATCAGACTGTCGAGACGATAGTAGTGAACGGCCGCCCGACATTCACCAAGCGGTACGACAGATTCCTCTGGGATCTGGAGAACGGGATGGTAGAAGAGAGTACGCATAAGCTGGCAGACAAGTATCCTGACATCTGGGATATGGCAGTAGCTGAGTACGAAAGGAGGAAGGCAAGCTGATCTGATAGGTGGAGGCGCTACGGCTGGCAGGCCGCAGCAGGTGTAAGAAAACATGAAAGTATAGCATAAGAAAGGAAAAGATATGCAGGAGAGATTTGTGGAGACAACAAACTACATAGCGATGTATGACCTCGTGTCTACATTAGTAGGACTCGATGGAAATGCAGAGCGCATGGGACTGGCATATGGACACTTCGGACTGGGTAAGACATTCAGCCTGGAGCGGATAGCGGCTGAGTTCGACGCGATCCTACTTAGAACGGACCAAACATGGACGGTAGCGAGCACGCTGCGAAAGCTCGCAGAAGAGCTGGCTATCGACACCAAGGGAAAAGCCTCAGATGTGATGGATCGTATCGTGGCCGAGATGCTCAGGCGCCCGAGAGTAGTGATCGTCGATGAGATCGATACTCTGCTTCCGGCTGGGAAGTTCTCAGTATTGGAGCTGTTCCGTGATATCCATGACCAGACGAAGAACGTATTCCTGATGGTAGGCATGGAGAGCTGCGACGCGCGGCTCAAGGCGCACCAGCATTTCTACAGCCGTATCGTAGGCAAGGCAAAGTTCCAGAAGATACCAAAGAGCGATATCGAGAAGTTCGTAGAGCAGTGTGATGTGAAGATCGATAGCGATCTGGTGGACTACTTCCACTCCAGATTCCCGAACCTTCGACAGATCAAAGTCTTCCTGTTACGGATCGAGAGCTGGGCAGAGATGAACGAGAGAGACTCGATAGACCTAAAGACATTCAAACAGGCAGGAGTAGAAAATGCAGACCGGTAAAACCAGAAAACGAGCCAAAAAAACAACGAGCGCACAGAACAAAGCATGGCAATTCATGCGCCGAAACCGTGTATTTCGCTTCGGAGATATCGTCATGGTGACAGGTATCTCCGTCAGCGGGCTCCAGTACTTCCTCAAACACCTGCACAAAGAGGGGTATGTGAAGAGGATGAACAATGTACGCGGCTGGACAGACCGGACATACTCTCTCCTGCGGGACACCGGGGTCAACTCCCCGACGATCACAAAGCACAGGTTCTACGATATGAATCTTGAGGAAGGCAGCGCATGAAGCCAGGCATAGTGATGAGCGATGCACTGCGCGCCTTCCTGTCCATGCCGCCACCGTCTCCACGGAGAGAGATGCGATATGTATACATCGTCCATCCTCCTATTACAAGAGACAAGAAGGCAAAGCAGAGAGTACGGCGGATCGACTACCTCGATCGCTTCGAGATACATACATTCCAGGGAGAGAAGATGACAAAAGATGAAGAAAAAGTACAAGAGATGGAGAGGTATCTCCAGCGAAGGTACCCGGCAGGGAGGATACTGACCCGTACCGAGGCAGTACGAGAGCTGGGACTGGAGAATGGGCAGGAGCTCGATGATCTCCTGGGGAGCGGCGAGCTGACAGGGCTCCATATCGCAGGTATCGCAAGGTACCTTGTATCTATGTAGGAGATGTGATGAAGATAGAGAGAAGAAAGGAACAAAATGACAGCGACAGGACATAGAGACGGCACAAAGAGCGTGCTGATCACGGACGACGAGAAGATGCTGAAAGTATTCGCAGCGGTGATGGACTGTGTCGAGTACGAGAAGGAGCCGCAGACAGCAGATGTGCTCTACAGCGGTGTAGAGCGGGTAGATGACGAGACTATGGGAGAACCTCGGTATCGTAGTTCATTCCAACTACTGCACGAAGGTAGGGGTACGGGATCATGAGGGCCTGCCCGTTCTGCCGATCTGATCGCGTCGGCGTGACAGAGAAGAGAGTGAAGGCAGCGCGCGGCGAGCGCACCCACTGGTATGTGCGGTGCAATGCCTGCCATGCGCGCGGCCCGATCCGGGACTACGAGGGTCTGGATATCCGCGCCTGGGACGGTGAGGATGCTGATGCATCGAGAGAAAAGAGCCTGTTCGACGAAGGAGAATAGCAATGGTGAAGAGACGCAAAAAAAGCAACATCAAGATCGTGACAAAAAAAGAGTTCGGACTCGGATGCGACGAGTGTCCGTTCCACAAACAGAAGAGTTCTATCGTGCTGCCGAGAGCACAGGCGAACAGCGGACGGTGTGTACTGCTGCATAGCAGTACCGACGCAGTACGACAATGTCCGATACCGAAGACGAAGAGGAAAAGATATGTGTAGACGATCAGCTCGGATGAAGAGATGGGACCGCGCGCTTGAGTGGCTGGCATACGGAGCCACCGCTGCCGTGTGTGTGATAGTGCTGGTGATGGCATACATCGGACTGAACAACTAGAAAGGAGAAAAAATGGTGCTAAATGGCAAGGAGTGGACAAGTGTGTCCAAGGCTGCACAGCAGCTGGGAAAAACAGAGAAAGAGGTGCGCGAGCTCGCGAAAGAGAAGGACGCTGAGCTCAAAAAAGTCGAGGGAAAAGAGTATGTACCCACCAGCTTCGTATACGCGGAAAGCGGTCTACGGCAGATGGGGAGACAGGTACAGGGGACAAAAGTACGCGGGAGACCGAAGAAGGTAGAAGATGAGAAAAAAGACACGGACAAGGGGTAAGCCGCTGAGCAAGGCGTACAAGAAGCTGGCACTGGAAAGGTTGCGACTGATTATGCACAGGAGCATCTACAGGACCAGGCACCCGAAGATAATAAGCATGAAGATGACGAGGAGGTGCAAGTTTACGGCGAGGAGAGAAAGAGTGAAGAGCAGCACATCGAAGAGCTGCGCAAGCTACTCGATGAACCCGGCAAGCTGATGCCGATGACATATACGGCGGAAGAGGTAAATCTAGCGGCAGAGTATGCATACGCAAGAGGCAGACTGTCGATATACGATAGTCTGCAGTCATTTGAAAGGAGAAAAATATGAATCACGGAATGCTCGCAAGAATAGCAGGAATGTTAGGGATGGCTTCTGCGTTCGGACATGATATAGGGACTATCCAACTCCCTCCGGCACCGCAACCAAATCGTATCGGGCACAGAAGGCACCATCAGGGACAAGTTACAAGAGGCAAGCGGTACAGATCGCAGATGGCGAGAGCCAACAGACGCAAAGCACAAAGGAGAGCAGCATGAATAAGACAACACTATTTTGGAAACAGTTTGATGAATTTTGCAAAGGGGTGAAGCCGTATGAGTGCGCTATGGCGCAGAAGGCGGCATTTATCGAGGGTGTGTTCGCCGCCGCCGCCGCGCTCGATGAGCTTAAATCCGTGGAGAACATGAAGCCATATTTATTCGATGCGGCGGCAGCTAAAGAGTCATACTCGGAAGTGCCGACAGATCGAGAAAAGAAGAAAGAAGAATTCTGGATCAATACACAGGGGCAGCAGGTACACACAGACAATATCCCGGCATCAGAATACTACAAGACCATCATGATCGGTGACCTGATCGCCGCCGCGAAAGTACGACGCGACGACTTGCAGGCATTCAAGCAGTTCGCATATGATGAAGCAGAAGAGTATATGCGACTACAGCGTGAGAAGTACAAGATAGCAGACGATCGAAGCACAGAGAAAAATCTGACGCTCACAAGCTTCGACGGAAAAATGCAGGTGCAGTTCAACCTACAGCACTCTATCCGGTTCGATGAAAAACTGACGCTTGCAAAAGCGAAGATAGACGAGTACCTCAAGGAGAAGACGGAGCACGCTGACAGCGACATTCGCACTCTGATCACAAATGTGTTCGAGGTAGACAAGCAGGGCGCAGTAGACGCAAAAAAAATATTGTCACTCAAGCGTTATGAGATATCCCATCCGCTATGGGTCGAGGCAATGGCGATCATCGATGATGCGGTAGAGATAGCAAGCTCGAAGAGCTATGTGAACTTCAAAGAGCGCGGTGACGATGGCAAGTATAAGTCGATCACTCTTGACATAGCGAAGGTGTAGAAATGGGCGAGCACAAATTATCAAAACGCTCTCTTCGCAACCTCGACGGCGTCCATCCGTTCCTCGGATTCGCCGTCATGAAGGCGATCGAGATCACTAAGCAGGACTTCACCGTCCTCGCAGGGGTGCGCACAGCAGAAGAACAGGCGAAGCTGGTAGCAAGCGGCGCGAGCAAGACGAGAAACTCATACCACCTCTACGGACTGGCGGTCGACCTGGTCGCATGGGTAGACGGCAAGCCATCGTGGGAAGAGCGGCGATACGCGGCCATATCAGCGGCGATGAAGGAGGTGATAGCTGAGCACAACCTCCCGATCGAATGGGGATACGCGAAGTGGGGTTGGGATATGCCCCACTGGCAGATCACCGAGCTCGACGGCATGGACGCCAGAAATGTATACGACATTAGAAAGATCATGGGGTAGGGCATGGAAGCACTTCTCGACACATACAGTGGACAGCGTATATGGTTTGACAAGCACATCGACAGCAGCCAGATAGACATCGAGGACATTATCCATTCGCTCAGCTCAATGGGTAGGTTCAATGGGCACACGCCGAGGTTGTACACCGTGGCTGAGCACAGTATGATGGTTGCGCGTATCGTAGCCCCGGAGCACAGGCTCGGCGCCTTGCTGCATGATGCAGCAGAGGCGTATATCGGAGATATAATCTCTCCTGTAAAGCGGAAAATGGGAGTGAATATGCAGCGTCTTGAAGAGCGTATCGAGCGCGCTGTAGAGCAGCGATTCGGTGTACTGATAAACACGCAGGAGATCAAGAGGGCCGACATGATCGCGCTCTACATCGAGGCAGCGACATTCTACGGTGCGGATCGGATCAAGGACTGGGGATGGGAACCATGGGTAGAGGACGCCGCGCTCGATGCGCTGCCGTCGCTTCCGACCATCTCGATGGCTGCACAGACCATGCAGTCTACTAAGCTACGCTTTCGCGCGGAGCTGATCCGGGCTGGGATGAATATCATGGAGGTGGCGTAGATGATAGAATTTGTTGTGCAGTTCGAAATATATCAGCCAGGCCACATCGGATACAAGTCCAAAGAAAAAATATTCGCAACCGATGAAGATGATGCAAGACGAAGAATCAGAGAATACCTATAGTCTCAGTACATGCAAATGCAAGTAGAAAAGTGCGTCGAAGGGCTATGAGAAAGGCTATGAAGGGAAAACTGAAGATCAAATAGCCTCATAGAGCTCACCACGGTGGGCTCGAATGAGTCTATATGAAAGGAGAAACAATGATCCCAAGCGCAGTATGCAAGAGGATAGACGAGCAGATCGGGAGCGGTACGGCGCTATCCTCTCCGAAACTCGCCGAAGCTGAGCTGATCCGCAAGCTATCCGGCGCGCTCGACGAGCGGCAGCAGAAGTTTTTCAACTACGGGTTCGTCCACGGCGGCGTGCTCGTGCTGCACTTCGACCACCCTGGGATAGTACAGGAGTTCGCGCGGACGAAGGACGAGGTGCTGCGGCGGATGCGAAAGATTTTCGTCGACGAGCAGATGCACGGGAAGATATGGTTCCGCGACATCTCGGCCAGGCTACGACCCAAGCAGAGAGAGCCAGGCGCAGCAGAGCCGGAGACGGCAGAGCGCGCCAGCGGAGACTTCGAGATACGGACAGAGGACGAGCAGCTGCGCGGCAGCTTCGAGAGGATACGGCAGATGATACGACAGAGCAAGGAAAGGACGGAGTAGATGGGGAGCAGGTTCGAGTGGTCGAAGGGGCGCGTGCTGACACAGGCCGACTTCGAGATAGATGACAAGATCGCATACATATACGGGCTGATCCTGTCACAGAGCGTGACGCTCATATATTCTCCTCCCAAGCAGGGGAAGACATGGTTGGGATATGCGCTCGCCAGGAGGATAGCGAGGAGCGACGATGTCGATGAGATACACTATCTCGACATGGACAACTCTATTTCCACGCTCAAAGATCGCGGTGTAGATCAGAAGATCGTAGCGAACGAAGCGAAGATATTCTACTACACCAGATCGACGATAGGATGCGATCCGCTTGAGTATCTACAGCAGATAGCACATGGCGCCACAAGGGGAGCGTATACCGGGATCACATTCTTCCTCGATACGACCAAGGACTTCGTCGATACGGACAACAAGTCACAGTCTACCGAGTTCATGCGCTGTGTGGTTCGGATCAGGGACGCCGGAGGTACGGTGATCATCCTGCACCATGCCACGAAGAACCAAAAAACAATATCAGGAAACCAGGTATTTATAAATACTCCGGACAATGTATTCGGCATGAAGCAGACAGGCAAGAGCGGTACGCTCATCAACTATCAGCTGATCGTGACGCACGCCAGGGGACTGGTAGAGGACTGCAAATACAGCGTCGACACAGAGACGCTGGACCTGCTCGAATATGACGCTATCAGCACGGCTTTCACAGATGATGAGAAAAAGCAGATCAAGAACGCGATCTTCGCCCTCAAAAACACACCTGAGGGGATGAGCAGGTCGAAGCTGATCACGCAGGGGCTCGGCTTCGAGCTCACTTCTGACCGTCGAGGGAAAAGGATAGTAGAGGAGCTCACGGGCAAGTACTGGCGCGTCGAAGAGATAGCAAACAACAAGCACATATACCACTACATCAAGGAGGCATAGATGGCGAAGAAACTGACAGACAAGCAGGTGGCATACAGGAAGCAGCTGATCAAGAGGGTACATATATCGCAGCGGTATACGAACTACTACCGTGAAGACCAGGAAGCCTATCGATCCATGCTCCTGGATCACTTCGGCGTAGACAGCTCTGCGAAGATGAATATCACGCAGCTGACCGCGCTGGCCAAGTGGTGCGACTACGATCTGCCGGAACTGCCGATCATCCGCGACAGATCGAAAGATGCTACCGAGAAGCAGCTGGAACTGATGCGAAGCCTCTGGAGATCGTATGCACATACACCGACAGACGACGCGCTGCGCCTCTTCGTTAAGCGCGTCACGAAGAAACTATACATCCATGTAGACAAGCTAACGAAGGAGGATGCGACGAAGTGCATCATCGCGCTCAAGGCCACGCTGAGGGGAAAAGATGCTCTGCCCGAAGTGTGACGCACAGAAAACGAAGACGCTCAAAACGGAGCAGATCGGCGGCAAGACAAAGAGGGTACGGTTCTGCATGAAGTGCAGTTTCTCGTTCGTATCGGAAGAGAAGCCGGTACTGATCACATTCACAGAGGAGGAGAAAGAGGAGTATGAAGAATATCTTGCTGAAATCGCTACTCAAAGCGAAAAAGACAGATGAAGCAGAGCTGGAAGATGCTATAGAAGCATATCTTCGTGATGTCAAAACACTCAACAAGCAGCAGACAGAAGAGTTCGTATCCGACCTGCTCGTCTACATCATGCAGAATTTCGAGAAGCTCGATAGCGAGCAGCTTCTCGCTATAGTAATGCAGAAGATCGATGCGCTCGGCTACACGCTCAAGACCGATGCTATAGAAGCGATCTACGAGAAGAGCGCAGTGCTGGCAGCCGCGGAGGTGTCCGCTGCGTTCGTGTTCGACAAGGAGGATGCCAGAGTCATCGAGTCGACATATAGAGCCCTCGCATGGCTCAAGAACGACGGAACGGCAAACACGCAGGAGAAGATCAAGCAGATCATCGTCTCCGCAATGGAAGGCGATGTAAATATGGCCGATCTCGGCGAGACGCTTAGGAGTGCATTCGAGGGTGTAGTAGACGAGAGCGCCAGATACTTCGAGGGGGTGAGCGATCACATCATCAGGCAGTCGCAATCACTCACACGAGTACAGCAGTTCGCCAAAGCCGGTGTCGACTATGTCAAGGTCGTAGCGGTGATAGACAGCGTGACATCAGCTACATGCAGATCGCTTCACGGAAAGGTTATCAAGGTGTCCGATCTGCTGGGCCAGGCAGACGCGATCACGGCAGCGACTACTATCGAGGAGAAAAAGAAAGCCTCCAGGTGGCAGTCTGCCCCGATCTTCTCGGTCAAGCTGCCCGATGGTGTCGGGATGCCGCCGTATCACTTCCGATGCAGGACGATTGTGGTAGCATACTTCCCACAAAATACAGACATTGACGGCAAAAAAGCGAACGGTTCGTATATCCCATGGGACAAGTACAACGGCAAAGAGGTTCTCTTCAGCCAGCAGGACCCGTTCGGATATGAGCGGGTGGTGACGGCCAAGACCTTCGATCACGGCGGCACCTATCACGGCATCTCAAAAAAAACAGTCCTCGCAGGTCTCAAGACACTCAAGGAGCTGGCGCAGCATCGGACAGAACCGGGCAAAGAGGTGGGATGGAGTGAAGACCATAAACTCTTCTTTGTGTTCAAGGATGGTGAGGTATGGACGGTATACAACACGAGCAACAAGAACTACTTCAAGGACAATGCAGAGCCCAAGACGATAGCTAGCTCGTCTATGAAAAAAGGAGCAGACAATGAGAACATTTAGATTGCGCCTCGGCAGGTCCGTAGTGCTGGAGACGGATGAGGAGACCGTATCGGCTCTCGATCTCGACGAGAAGAGGTATAGACCACTAGCTTTCGGTGAGCTGACGGCAGACGGAAGGATACGGATGATCGCCTTCCAGCCATGCCATACCGAGCAGCTTGCCAAATCACTCAAGGATGATGAGCTATTCAGCGAAGAGGTGAAGATCGAGGTGTGGAAGTACAATGATGAACAGCTGCGCACGGTAGACGGCATCCTGCTCGATGCGCTCCTGATCGCAGCGAACGATGGAGGTGAATACGATGTATGATGAAGTGATCGCACGGTTCCTCCAGCAGGGCGCGCACATGCTCCAGAGCACTGCATCGGAGCAGTATGCTCCGGTGGTGCATGGCAGGCTGCGGGGAGACATCACCGTGTTTCCACAGACTACACCCACGGAGATCAGGGTGGGAAACACCTCGCTCATAGACTACGCCGTATTTGTCTACTACGGTACCGGTATCTATGGACCGGAGAAAAAGAAGATCGTTCCAAAAACAAAAAAAGCGCTCAAGACTCCATACGGCCCAAGGAAGTCCATCAAAGGGCAGAAACCAAATCCATATCTGGAGCTGGCACTCGAAGACCTTGGCAGATCGGGCAAGCTGCTCAAGCTGCTCGATGGCTTCGGTGAGGAGATGAGCGAGGAGATGTTCAAGAACATCACAAAAGGATTAAAGAACATCAAGGTAAAATAAACGGAAAAAATGAGAACAAATGTGGAAGTATCCGTTTAATAGATATCCATTCACACTGTACCACGAGATGTGGCGCGGCATCGTGTGGCTATACAGAAAAGCAAAGGAAAAGTATGAGCAATATCGTAAAGGAAACAGCCAAAGAACTGGGGATGACTCAGAAGGAATTGGCTGAGAGAATAGGAGTACACGAAGAGACTGTAAGCAAATGGTCGAGAGGCGCAGTTGGGACTCCAGAGTGGGCAATCAGAATGTTTTCGCTTCTAAAAACAGAGCGAAAGTTCAACGCCATAAAACAGCTTATTGCTGACGAAATAGAAAAATAAAACAACTATATTACGATTTAACATCTTGACAAAACAGTAAAAAGTTGTTAAACTTCCTTTTGAAATCAAACATTGCTTGATAATCCACTCAAAAGGAACTCCATGAATTTCTCCATTCAAATCTCCCCCAAACAAATCGGAAACCAATCAATAAACTCGATCGATGCGAGAGAACTACATAAGGCGCTTGAGATCAAGAAGGATTTTTCGGACTGGATCAAAGCACAGATCAACCGTGCAGGTCTTGAAAAACAAGTAGACTACATAGTTTTCCCCAAAAAAGGGGAAAACCTAACGGGCGGTAGACCAACGCATGACTACATCCTCACCACCGACGCTGCCAAGCATATCGCCATGATGAGCCAGAGCCGCAGGGGCAAGGAGGTGCGCGACTACTTCATCGAGGCAGAGAAGCAGCTCCATGATCCGACCATCTCATCACCGGTGATGACACAGATCATGGACGGGATGGCACGGATGGTACAGGGCATGAGCGCGATACTCCAGACGCAGGAGAGGATGCTCGACCGCCTCGATGCACTGGAGCACAAAGATACACCGCTCAAGCTCCTACCAGATGTCCGCACCAACTTCAACCAGCAGCTCTATACACGAGCAGAAGAGACCGCCATAGTCTCCCTCAAAGCTCTTGGCTACAGCTCTGATGAGATAGGTGCGATCATCGACAGATCGGGGCAAGCTGTGAGATGCAAACTGCATAGAATGAGACACGGTAAACAAAGATAAACATCAGCAAAGGAAAAAACGATGACAGAGCAACAAAAAAGCAAGATCGGCAGAGTAGTAAAGCAGCTTGAGTTTATGAGCGGTATGTTCATGGCATGGGACGACGATGTAGCTATCAATAGCGACGACAAAGAGTCGATAGCATTTTTCATCGACTGCATCAAGGAGGAGCTCTATTCGATACGAGGATAGACTTTTGTTCTACGCTTCGTCAAAGTCCTGTTTTCAGGGCTTTGTTGGCGAAACGCACAATCTACCCCGAGCGTATCACAAGCCCCCTTCCCTTCTTCCCCTCCTTCCTTTCTATAGCCTCGACATGACTGGCTGCAAGAGCCAGAGCCCAGAACCTGTCCGCGTGCCCGTATTCATTCTGCTTCGAATCATATAGAAATCCTCTCGCACCGGCTTTCCTCTTGATAGAGTGAATATCTGCTATGAGTATCGGGTCGTTCGGTATCCTGATGTTCCTGTTCTCGAAGAGCTGCTTGAGATTCAGCGCCATCGACTCTTTGGTCGACGCAGAGAAGTTCACACCGACAGCTCTGCGTTTGTACTTCTTGTGCATCCCCTCTGCCAGGTCAGCGCCTATACCTGTCTTGTCGATCCGCAGCTGTGCGAGCTGATATGCGTCGAGGAAAGTACGCAGATGGAGACGCTGCTCATCGAACGGAGCTTTTGCCAGGACATCGAGGACGGCAAGCTCATAGCGGTTCTCCTCCAGAGCCAGTGCGGCGAGTGCTGATCGGTGCGCACTCCTACCGATGTCATACCCGGCAAAGAGCACAGAGCTCTTCGTGGGAGAATAGTAGTGAAGCATAGGATCGACGCAGCTCTTGATAAGTCCGATCGAGAAGAGTGAGCTCTCATCATCGACGAACTGACACTCATACGCACTCGCCCAGGTGTCTTCATCGAAGAGCGCACGCATAGTCTCCAGATCGAACACCAGTCCGTCCTCGATAGCCCGATAGATATCGACACGGAAACGGGTGAACATGTAGTACTTCTCCTCATCAGTGACGAGCTGATGAAAGAGCGACGGCTCTTCGAACGGCGTAGACATGATCGTAAATCTACCCTGTACCGCACCGATGGACGGAACGAACGCGTGCCAGATCTTCTTGGGGTTCTGATACCAGGCGAACTCATCCATCCAGATGTCGCCGGTGAAGCCTTGGACGGTACGGAAGTTGTTCGCCATTGCTTTGATGATGGCGCCGTTTGGCAGCTGCTTCTCGTGATCCTTGTCTTTCGTGAAGAGGATACCCATCTTTCCTGCCCAGTACTCGACATAGCGCATGAGGATCAGCGCCTGTTCTTCGGATGCAGAGAGGAAGAGCTGGTTGCGTCCGGCTACCGCGGCTATCAGTGCATCGGCAGCTGCTACGAACGAGAAACCGATCTGCCTGGACTTGAGTACCAGACGGTACTGATCGTCCGACATGATGAACTCTCGCTGATAGAAGAACAGATTCCCGAACTCTCCCATAAGCAACCGTACTTTGAGCGAAGCTGCTTCCTCATGGTTGGCTATATTGGTGATGACCGGCTTTGTGTGCTCTTTTTCGACCTTCCTGATCCGCTTATCCTCGCTCCTCTCCAGTCTCGCCAGCGATGCGGTGAGCATAGCGATCTTTCTCGACACGGCCTCTGTCTGCTTGCGCTTCGACAGGATGCCAAGCTGCTTCCTGATACTGTCTACCGTATCCTCTATATCTTCCCCATCATCCTTTCGCTTCCTGATCCAGGCATATATCGCTCCTTTGGATACGCCCTGGTCTGCCGCCACTTCCTCTACTGGTATGCCTGAGTCTACGAGCGCAAGGATGATCGCCTTTTTCTCCTTCTTGACAGCCATATCTATTTCCACCCCAAAATGTTCTTCGCTTCGGCAGAGGTGATGATACCTGTCTGTACCAGCCCGGTGACGAGATCGGCATCGTCTTTGAAACTTGTGGAGTCGAACGGTCGGAACTCTATCTCGATACCTTGCTCAGCGAAGAACGCAGTGATCATGTTCATGCGGGGCAGGACAGTGAGCTGATTGAACATCTCCAGCTGTGCTACCAGTTCACCGCTCCCGCCCAGAGCATTGGTATCTGTCACGCCGACGAGCCGTGGCGGTACTCCGTGCGATGCGATGATCTCGTTGCGGGCATTCTCCTTCAGATTGTTGAAGCTCATGTCGTCTATCTTCCCCATGTCCTCGATCCTGATCTTCGGCTTGTTCTCACCACTGCTCTCCCCGGTGGTGAGGATCAGTGTCTTATGCGCGTTCCTGTATCCTCGTGTAGTGGTCTGCATGTATTCCTGTATGGCCTGTAGCTGCTCATCAGAAGGGTCACTGTCTTCGAATATGATAGCGTGGTCGAATCTGGCGCCATTTTCGAAGAACGCACCGTTGCGAGCATCGGCACGGTAGGTGGATAGTATCTGCACCGCAGTCTCCAGGTAGTCAGGCTCACCGTAGTAGTCCGAGAGGATCGTATCGTAGAGGAAATATGCGCCGTCGAGAGGTATATACTTTGCCCCGAGGTCTGCCTTCTGGTATATCTGGTAGTCCTTGTCTATCCTCGCCCTATGAGTCCCGAGCGGATAGAGCAGGTAGTTGCTTTTCGTCCCGGCTCTCTCGAAGAACGCGGTGCCAAATGTCTCCAGGTTTAGCGCGAACTTGAACAGGAACCGTTCTATGGTCATGCCGGCAGGGAGGTGCTCACCAAGGTTGGTCTTCTCTACCTGGCTGAGCAAGTGCGCTTTGAGTCGCAGTGACCTCTTGTGGTATACATTCGCGCTATAGAGCGCACGCAGCGTATCAAAGCTCACATACGGTTCTATGATCTTCCCATCTACAGAAGATAGAAGATCCTCCTCGCTCGGCAGCTGAGCCGTATCGTTTTTTGCTTTTATTACTAGATTTTTCTTCATAATTCCCCCCAAAATATTGCGTCATGAAACTATATACAGGAAAAAACATGAAAGCAAGTCAATTTGAAGAATAACTTTTTTTGTGAAAAAATGAATATTTCTATTTGTCTTTTGATAATCAAAACAATATGTCAAAATGGCACTCTCAAAGCAAAAAAACGGAGGGATGAATGGGAAAAGCGGTCAAACTGTCAAACATTGCGATCACACATATTTCCCTGGTCAAGGATGGGGCAAACGGAAAGAGGACTATATTCAAGTCCGCCGACACCGAACCGACATTGACCAGGGAGGTGAAGATCGCCAAGATGGATGAGGAACTGGGCGTCGTATACGGCATCGTATATTCCCCGGGCGAGGTGGATACACAGGGAGAGTTCGCCGATGCTGCCGAGATCAGAAAGGCATCTTATGCTTTTGTCAAGCAGGGCTTTGCACAGAATGTGGACAAAGATCATACATTCAAGAACGAAGACGCATTCGTAGCAGAAAGCTGGATCACTAAAGAGAACGATCCGCTCTTCCCGTCCGATCCTGTCGGCAGCTGGGCGGTAGGGATCAAGCTCGAAAGCGAAGAGCTGCTGAAGGAAGCCAGGGACGGCAAGCTCAGCGCCCTTTCCATGGCAGGACTCGCGAACAGGGAAGAGGTAGAAAAGGCAGACGGTGTTGGTACGCAGACACCGGGAGGATGGATGGCATTCTTCTCTTCGCTTGCAGAAGTGATCGAAGAGGGATGGCTGACATTCGACACTAAAATCAAAAAAGGAGAAAAGAACATGCCGGAAGATTTCAAAGAACAGATCAAAAAGAAAATGCAGGAGGCCACTGCGCCTATCGCAAAGGTGCAGCAGGAGCAGGCGGACTCGATCGAAAAGATCAACAAGGAGATCGAGACGATCAAGAAAGAGAACGAGGGTCTCAAGTCAGAGAACGAGAGCCTCAAAAAAGAGAACGATGATCTCAAAAAAACCGTAGAGAAGCAGGTCGAAGAGATCGGCAAGCTATCTGATCGCACAGGAGAAGTCGAAGAGGCTCTACAGAAGAGTAAGCAATCGAATGATCCAAAACTGAAAGAGACACAAAAACAAGATGACAAGAAGGGGACACTATGAATGATGAACTACTCGCAACGCTATCACTTTCAAACATTACGAAGGGGGGCACCATCTCCCCTACAGATGTAGCTCTCAACGGCACACTGACCCCGGCGCAGGGGCGCGCGCTGATCTCGGCTATCGTAGACAACTCTGGCGTATTGAAGCGCATTGTAGTCGATGTGACTGGGAAGCTGACAAAAAAGAGAACCGCCCTGGATGCAGCGAAAGGTGTGCTTGTGCGCCACATCTCAGGTGTGGCCACGCCTGATACTGCCAAGGCAAAACTCGGCGTAGTAGGCGCAGAGCTGGACATGACCAAGTATGTAGTACTTGAGGCACAGATCAACAAAGATACGCTCGATGATAATCAGGACAATCCGAACTTCGAGACGGAGCAGTATAATGGCTTCTCTATGGTGTTCTCAAACGACCTGACATACCTTGGCTTCGTAGGTACTGCAGACAATGCCGCCGCCGATGCGCCATTCAACCAACTGGCAAAAGGGTGGCTGACCATAGCAGCAGAGAGTGACAACACTGCCAAGGCTACCTATACCATCGTCGCAGATGACGCTGGGGCTACAGTAGTGGCAGCGCTCAGGAAAGTTCGCGAGACTGCTCATTCAGACATCAGACAGACGATGTCGATCTTCATTTCTCCAGAAGACTACGAGAGCTATACCGACTATATCGAGTCCAAACACCAGAACACCACAGCCCTGACCGCGTCCGGGCTCTATGGGTTTAAGGGCAACGAACTCATCATTGTCCCTGACATGCCGCAGGGAACATACCTCGGCACCCCGCTGCAGAATATGGTCATGGGCATCTCGAAGAACATCCAACGCGACAGGTGGTGGGACCCTGACAGGTCTGCGATGCGCTACAGGTTCATCGTAAACCCTGACTATGAGTTCGATGTGCACAAGTATGTCACGCTCGTCACAGAAGCTCCTGCGGCGTAGGTGTAGCAGATGATCACTACAGTAGCAGATGTGCGTGAGCGGCTGCCGCTGCAGGAGCTCACAGATGAGCAGATCATGCCGCATCTTCGCAGGGCGAATCGTGACTTCAGGGGTGCGATATTCGACGCAGATGATGAGAACTTCGACGAGATAGAGGCGGTAGCATCGAAAGCGATCTACTACCTAGCGCCTATGCTGTGGCAAAAGATACAGAACCGGGCAAACCAGTTTGAAGAGACGCTCCAGACATTCGGCGATCTGGAGGTCTACAGGGAGTACTGGCTCGATAGATCTAACTCGATCCCGTACCAGGTAGCGGACGATGAAGCGCAGAAATTCAGAGGCGGCCCAAAATGTCTTGCTGTGTAGGCTTCGAAACCACGAAGGCTGCCATCGAGGCAGCGTTCGAAGCAGAGACGACGGACTGGAAAGCGTTCATAGTCTCCAGAGATGGTGATGAGGGGCTGAACTACAAGGTCAGAATAGGTGTGGTAGTCACTCATGATATAGACAGGAACACCAGGATATGGGAAGCTCTGCTGAAGATGCAATCAAACGCCTCATATTGCATTAAGCCTGTTTCGACTCAGGTGAATTTCAAGGATGACAGGCTGGTAGACCTATTTCTGATAGATATAGAAACGGAGGTGAAAATATGATGGAGATCGGAACAGCGATCAAGATGACACTCAATGCCATCTATATACCGTTTGCGCTGTTTTTTGCGTGGACAGGCGTGAATATGGAGGCTGTATATTCCCTGGCGGTACTGGTGCTTGCGGATATAGGCACAGGCGTATGGAGAGAGCTGGCCATGGAGCGAAAGCCACGCAGTAGGAGACTCGCAGGAGGGCTCCTGTCGAAGCTCCTTTTTGTGCTCATACCCGTTGTGCTTGCCGTGGCGGCCAAGGGGATACAGCTCGATATATCGCCGCTCGTGTATGCGTCCATAGGTGTCCTCATTCTGGGGGAAGTATACAGCATCATAGGAAATATAGCCACGATTACGACCGGGGAGGAGATGCCTGAGTTCGATGCTCTGTCTCTAGTACTCAAGAAGATCAGGGCATATGTCGATAGGTTCCTGGATCATGAGTAGCTGGTATCAGAGGATCATGCTCATGGTGATCATATCAGGAGCAGCCTGGCACGCATACAGCACATACCATTTGGCTCCTCTCCGTGCCGCTCTTGCGGATGCTCAAGCATCCAGAAAGGAAACGGCCGCAACGAAGAGCGACCTGGCATACATGATGGCAAAACTGCGCGAGTGTGAGCTGGAGCGCACACCTGCCACCTTCGAGGCGAGGTGGGGAGCTATAGAAGAAATCTACACGAAGGAGGAAGACGAAAATGAAACGAACGATACTTGCCGCGATAGCTGCGCTGTCGATCTCTCTCTCTTTTAGCGGCTGCGCGAAAAAGCCGGAGCCGGAAGTGAAAAAGGAGATCGTATATGTGCAGCAGAGGTGCCCGTGCCTCAGCATGTTCCCAGGAGCAGATACGGACACGAGGGGAAAACTGCTCTCTCTCCAGGCGAGAGAGTACAACACAATCTACTGCAAAAAGGAGAACGGATGACAGAAACAAAGATGATCAAGATCTACGCAAAGAACGGTAGCGAACTGGAGATCAAAGAGAGCCAGAAGGCCGTCTGGATCTCCATGGGCTGGACGACCAAAAAACCTACACCACAAAAAGAGAAGGAGGAGTAGAACATGCCAGGATATACACGAGACGGAGTAGTCGTACTCATCGATACGGAAGCGATGCCGGGGACATACCAGGAGCCGCTGACTGTGCTCCCGATGGAGAAGGGCGGCGACCTGTGGGAACCCAAGGTGGATACAGACGAAAATGATCCTCTCTCAGCACATCATGGATCGAAAGAGACCGTCGTCATCGCCGACTTCGCAGGGGTAGAGACCGATATCACGATCAAAGTACCCACAGATCACACCCTCATCGCTCCGCTGCTCGCCATGTGCGGGCTTGTCGGTACCGCGTTCGCAGGCGGTACCTCTTTCGCGTACTCGTCCACATCGAAGAGTACCGCATCGCTCAAGCAGATCGGCCTGCGGGAGCACACGGCGGTCTACGGAGCTCGCGCTTCTCTCGATCTCACACTCGAGGTTGGGAAGGCTGCGGAAATGAGCATGAAGATGATGTCTCAGCTATATGAAGCGGTATCCGTAGACGCTGCCGATCCCGACACTGTACTCCCGTCAGTACCGAGCTTCGAGAAAGTGTACATGACCAAGAACTGTACCGCGTACCTGGTCAACGGGCAGGAAGCACACTTTACAAAAGTAGACTTCACCCTCGGCGCAGAAGTCAAGCAGCCAAAGGACACCTGCTCCGGCGCGTGCTACACGATGGATACAAAGCCTGAAATAACAGTCTCAATGGTCGCAGACCCGGACAACGCAGGTGCCTTTGCTGACCTCAAGAGCGGTACCGAATTTAACTTCGTGATCCCGCTCTACAGTGTGGATGGTACTAAGCAGTGGGAGCTCATCGCTCCAAAGTGCGTTGTTATCAGCCAGAAAAAGCCCAAGAAAGACGGCCTGATCAATATCGAGCGCACCCTCGAGTGCAGGAAAGTAGACGGAGACGACAACTTCGAACTTCGCAAGTATCACGCGTAAGGAGATGAGATGAAAAAAACAGTCAAGAAAGAATTATTAAGAAGTATACAGTCCCTCGTCGAGTGCAGAGAAGAAGTGACCGGAAAAAAGAAGACAGAAATTGATCGAGCTATCTATCATCTGCTCGCCGCAACAAAAAAATAAGGAGATATCATGATCCAAAACACAGCTAAAGTAGACTTCAAAATCAAGGCTGGCGATACGCTAGAGACCTTCCATATAGTAGCGAACCTCAACCAGGCAAAAGAGCAAATGGAGACTCCGGAGACGAAAACGATCATGGAGCAGATCGACGCAGACTACGCGCCGTTCCTCGATGCCGCCAAAGAGAAAGAGACGGTATCCAAGAGACTCGACAGGGTGAACGAAGATATCTCTGAGATGCTCCAGCTCATCGCACTCGAGGATGACAAGGGGCTCAAAAAAGAGCTCATAAGCTCCATGCGAGAGATGCGAGGAGAGAAGCGGGAGCTGGAGGACAAGCTGGAGAGCATTGGTGAGACGCATAGCAGATCCGCCGCAATCGAAGCATCGAACAAACGAGAAAATGCGATCGCGAAGCTGATGTTCTCTATCGGGCTTCAGGACGGAACCGAGAAGGAGAAGCTGATCGCCAGACTCGAAGAGCTGAACTTCGCCTTCAGCGTTGCATACCAGGAGCTGATCCTCCTGGTAGCTGAGGCTCGCGCAAAAAAGTAGCGGATCTCGTCGCCTACGCGTCGCAGCTCGTAAACGGCGATACGCCGGACTGGAGCGACATGAGCGAAGAGGAGATCGAGGTGAGGAAAGAGTGGTACAGAGAGGAACACGGACTGGTGTTCCTGGAGGATGAGTGGAGCCTGTGGCACATCCGTGTCTGGGCGAACAGCAGGATCGGCAATGGATTCGCTATCTATATCGATCCGGCAACCGTGTTCGAGTATGCGAGAAAGTACGACATGGATACTGTTGACACGCTGGAATACGCAAAAACTATAGAGAGAGGAGTACAAGCCAATGCAAAAGAATCTTGAGATCGTCCTCTCTGTGGACGCGAAGACGGGGGCGGTATCTGGAGTGCTGAACGAGTTCGAGCAGCTTGATAGTTCGGCTCAGAAAGCGTCAGACTCGATTTCTGGTCTAGTCGGTTCGATCATAAAGCTCGCCGGAACTTATGTCGGTCTAAGCGCGGCGAGAGAATTTATCGATATGGCGGATGCGGTAAAGCTCGTCGACGGCAGACTGTCGCTCGTAACAAGCACTACGGACGAGCTGACGAAGGCACAAAACAGTCTTTTTTCTATTTCCCAAGATACAAGGCAAATATACGAGGATACAGCAGACCTCTATACCAGGATCGCACGATCTACGAAAGACCTTGGCAAATCGCAAGAAGACACACTATCTGTCACGCGGCTCATCAACGAGTCGTTCGTCATATCGGGGTCTGCCGCTGAATCGGCGAAAGCGGCGGTCATACAGCTCGGGCAGGGCTTCGCATCGGGGACACTGCGGGGCGAAGAACTAAACAGCGTGCTCGAGCAGGCTCCGAGGCTCGCGGAAGCCATCGCGAAGGGAATGGGCGTATCTGTCGGTCAGCTCAAGCAGCTCGGCGAGTCCGGAAGCCTGACAGCGAAGGCAGTATACGAAGCGATCCTCGCCCAGGGCTCTGCTATCGACGCGGAGTTCGGCAAGATGCCGAAGACGGTAGAGCAGGCTTCGATCCAGGCGAAGAACTCGATACAGAAAATGGTGTCGGAATTCGACAAAGCGACAGGTGTTACGAAGGGTATCTCGGACGCGATCACGGGCATCGCAAAAAATATAGATACGAATAGCGCCGGGTATGTCTCTGCCGCGCAGCAGGTAGCGCAGCTGGCAAAAGTGCTGGCGGAAGCCGCCGCTGCGTACTACACAGTCACGGCTGCATCTAAAGCATATACCGCTTGGCAGGTGGGAGCCGGACTGACCGCTATGCTCACGACGACCAAGGCGGTCGAGGCATTGGCTATCGCGCAAAAAGCTCTCAACCTCGCCATGCTCGCCTCTCCGTGGGGAGTAGTAGCGGCCGGAGCCGTCGTGGCATACGAAGGGCTGTCGAAGCTGAACGAAGCGGAAAACGAGCGTCTCGACACTATAGAAAAAAGAATCAAAGCCCAAAATCAAGAGCCTCCCGCACCGAACTTCGAGAGCTTCACGAATCTCGGAACGCAGCTCAACCAGGCGCTCATCGCCATCGACACATTCAAGACCAAGCTGGCAGAGACAGAAGCGGGTACGCCGCAATTCGTCGCCCTGCAAGGCGCCATCAAAGGCATTGAAACGAATGTGGAAAATACGACGGCGAAGATCATCGAGCAGAATACAGTATATGGTTTTTCTGCGATCGCTGCCGATGATGTCGCAATAACATCGTCAGGGATAACAACGGAAATGATCAGGGCGGCAGAGGCAGCCAGGTCACTAATGTCTGCGCTAAATGCTTCCGAGGCAGGTGTCGAAAAGGCGTTGATTAGAGCCCAGGTACTTGCCGGAACCATGACAAAGGCAGAAGGCGTAGTCGCCACAAAAAATGTGTCTATCCAGAACATAGACAAAAATATAGACGCGCTCATCGCGGCAAATAAAAAAGGCGTCAAGGTCGGCGAAGAGTTCAACGCCGAAATGAACAAACTAGTCGGAGAGCGTCTAAATGTAGAGGCAGACGCAAAAGAAAAACTGAAAAGTATGGAAGAGAAAGCTGCGAGGGACAAGGAACACTCTGCAAAAAAAGGAGCCAGGGGCGCAGCGGCTGCAAGAAAAGCAGCGCTCAAAGAAGAGCAAAAAGATGCAAAAGCCGCCGCCGCCGCTTACGAGGAATATTTAAGGGCGACGATGTCCGAGGAGGACTACAAGTATCGAGAACTGGGCAACAAGCTAAACGACCTCGGGAAGTACCTCACCTCTGCGCAACTCGCCGAGATATACGAAGCGGAAGTCAAGAAGATGCACGGCACGACGATGCAGTTCACCGACCAGTTCAAGACACTGCTCGAGGGCATCTTCAGCGGCGACTTTTCCGGCGCGTTCACGGGCTTCCTCCAGGGCTTTAGCTCTCAGCTCATGGAGCCGATGGTCAAGAGCCTGTCGGACGGGCTGTCGGCAGCGGTCAGCGAAGGGATAGGCTCGATAGGACTTTCCGGCGACATCTTCGGCATCAGCGGACTGGGCGCCGGACTCATAGGCGTCGGGCTCGGACTCGTCTCATCTATGCTCTCCGACACGCTCAGTGAAGCAGAGATCGCAGCGGCGAAGGGGCGGACTGACTTCAGCGACGAGTCACTCGAAAATCTCAAGACGGTCTTCGAGAGCGCGCAAAACCCGCTGCTGCACTCGACCCGCCAGATGACGAAGTATCTGGCAAGCATGGACAAAAATTTCGTGCTCATCGGCAAGGCGATGTCTGTAGCCGGATCGGCAGGTGTCGACCTCACAGGGGCTGACTACAAGCCGTCTCAATCAGGAGGTATCTGGAGCTCGACTTCACGGGAAATGCTCAGCACAGGTGTCATAATGGGGGAGATGAGCTACCAAAGTTTTAACGACGGGCTCATACGGGGGTACACGACAGAGCTTGTAACAAAGAGCAAATATTTCGGGCTATCGACCAAGCAGTATACCAAAGAGACCGTCGTCGACCTCACCTCCGAGCAGCAGGGGTATTTCAGGGAAGCTCTCCAGGACGGATACGATATGATCTTCGAGGCTATCGGGACTCTGGGGCTCGGTGAGTACGAAGATGCGCTCAAGAAGGTTGAGGTAGAGATCGGCAAGATCGATCTCGAGGGTCTCAGCCCGGAAGAAGCATCGCAGCGGATCGAGGCAGCTTTCAGCGAATATTTTTCGCAGGTGCTCGGTGGCGTGGCAACCGTCGATTCGTACATCGATAGATACGCATACGCGGGCGAAGATCGTCTCGAGACGATAGGACGGATGGCAGAGACATACGAGCAAGCGTCTGATATGTTCAGCCAGATCGGGATGGACTTCGCTAACGAAGCGGCGAGCGGTGAGTGGGTGACAGAGCAGGTGACGAAAACAGTAGAACAGGTAGGAATGTTCGGAAATACAGTCACGGAGGCGGTCACCGACACCGTGACGCAATGGGTCGATACGACATACACGGCCCAGCTGAAGGTGCTCGACATCGTAGAGGCAGCCGGTGGGCAGGATGCCTTCAACGCCGCAATGCAGAGCTATGTCGAGAACTTCTACTCCACAGAGGAGCAGATGCAGATGCAATACGACAGTCTCCTCGCATCTACACAGGAGCTTGGCGTATCTATGCCGAAAAACGCCGATGAGTTCAAGGCTCTATGGGAGTCTATAGATGTAAGTACGGAGGCTGGGGCGCAGCTCAAGGGAGAGCTGCTGGCCCTCAACCCGCAATTTGCGAACCTTTATGAGCAGCAGCAAGCACTGGCCGATGCTGAGCAAGCACTGGCCGACGCCAGAACATCTGCTATGGACAACTTCATCGGCAGTTTCTACTCCACGGAGGAGCAGATCGGAGTGACTGCGGCAAGCCTGCAAAACAGTATGAATGAGCTTGGGTTGGCGATGCCGAAAAATGCTGATGAATTCAAGAATCTTGTGGATTCCATGGCATTTGTGGGCGAAACAGGTGAGACGACAAAGGATAAGCTTCTCGCTCTCGCCCCTGAGTTTAGCTCTCTGTACTCAATGCAAGACGAGTTGATAGCACAGGAGAAGCAGCTCGCTGACGAGAGGGCAGCAGCTATGCAGACCCTCATCGACGCGCGCAATGCATATCTACCAGCTGCGGATATAACGCAAGAGAGCATAGGGCAGGCTATCGCGTCCGGCTCAGACAGCCAGGATGTGCTGTCTCAAATAGACACCTGGGCGAACGCAGAAAAGGATAGGCTCAAAGAGCTGGAGCAGACTAGGATCGACGGGATCAACGCAGAGATCGAAGCATCGAACGCGCTCCGTGACTCTATACTATCTGCGAAAGAATCGGCTACAGAGACACTTCGATCATATACTATCGGAACGGTATCGCAGTCGCAGGCGCTTCTGTCGCAGGCGATCAACAACGGCGACTACGCGGGTATCTCGGGGGCGTACCAGAACTTCGCAGAAAAGGCGCAAAGCACGGCTCGCAGCGAGTCCGAATTCATCTCCATGCTCGCCGCTGCAAATGCAGATATCCAGTCGATCTCAACACCGCCGGAGCAGATGCTCCTGGAAAATATAGACGACACGCTGCTGAAGATCGACGATAGCGTCAACTCCGCCGCTGTGAAGATGATAGATGCGCTGATAGCAAGAGAAGATGTGACGACATCGGCAACATCGATGATAGACACACTCCTAGCTCGTAATACAGCAGACACCGTGCAATCACAGACGGGGTCTAGCAGTACTTTGGCCTCGCAACTCGCGAGTATGGTCGCAATAGATGGCAAGACTTCTGCTGTATCTACTACTGCTAAGCTGGTTAATATGTCTATAGAGGGGGTGAAGAGCATACAGGGTTCTGCTATATCTACTGCCTCGCAGCTATATAGCGCAGCCGCAACTGGGACGGATGACGTAAAATCTATGGTACCGCAACTGGCAGCTTATTCCGGTGGAGTACAGAATAGCATGTTCCAGGACATGCAGAAATCTTTAAGCTCTATGGTCTCGCAAAATACGGAGCTGCTTAAGACGATCAAGCGCATGAGCGACACAGCAGATGCGGCGCTGAAACAGACGAAAAAAACGGATACATATACTAAAGCAAAGGATAAGTTAATTTCATGAACACACAGGGATTCGGCATCATAGAGCCAAGGAAAATAACACTGGTGTCTACCAACGCGGTAGACGAGGATTACCCGCTATGCAGCGAGGGAGGGGCTGTTGCCGCCGGGGAGTACAGGATATACAACAACTATATCTATCTCGCAATAGAGGATATACCAGCTTCATGCGACATCCCTGCCGACGAGAACCCGGCGTACTACCCGCAGCAGCCGGTGAACTCGTACGCTATGCTCACGGCGGCGAGCCAGCAGCAGAGCCAGCACGGGGAGACCACGGCAGTGTGCAGCAGGGATGGTGGCCTGGACATCACCCTGTCTATGCGCAAGTGCGACACGATCGCACTGTTCGGAGTAAAGGGCAAGAATATGACTATCTACGAGCTCGATGTGAATGACAATGTGCTCAAGGAGACGAGCTACAAGATCATCAAGTCAAAAGCTCGCACACACTACCAGTTCTGGACGCAAATAGTGCCGGAGTATGCTTATCGCAAGGTAGTTCACCCGCTCGTATTCAGCTTCTCACAGAAGGTCAGGATCGTCATCGAGACGGCAGGTACCGCAGAGATAGCATTCATCGTCGCAGGAGTCGAGGAGACCATCGGATGTACACAGTTCGCGCCTACGTCATCTCAGATAAATGTGCGCGCCCCTGTAAAAAATGACTTCGGGAACGTGCAGCTCATCAAGGGGCCGCTGGCGAGATCGGTATCGTGCGAGATGCTGGTCGAGACGGATCAGCTCGACTGGGTCACGCAGCGCCTCGATGCGCTGGCCAACACAGCGGCGGTGTTCCGAGCGATAGGCGACTCGGAGACGTTCTTGCAGTTCGGCTACATATCAGGCGACTCCGATTCGTACGAGAGTTCGGCATTTTCAAGAGTCTCTCTCGATATAGAGAGCTTCATCTACACCATATAAAAAGGAAACATAATGGCAATACAAATAGACGAAATCGACTACACACTCACACAGGCCCCGGCCATACCGCTTATCGAAGAGGGGGAAGAAACCTTCTCCGACAAAGAAGAGGCGTGGCTCTCATTCATAAAAGACGTGGAGATACCGGAACGCAACACGCTCAATCAGAAGCTCGACACCTTCGCGCAGCAGGTCAACGCGGCGGGGCAGGAGATCGAGGCGAATACGAACGAAGTGGCGGCAAACACAGAGATCGCCTTGGCTCTCGGGGGCGGTACATACATGCCAGGCTATACAGGCAGCGGCGCAGTGCCGGCAAACACAACAGTATCGTGGGACGGAGCGATCTGGTACACAGCGGACGGGACAAGCGATGTTCCTAGCGAGGCAAGCCCTGGCTGGCTACTGGTAAACAGGATAGCTCCGAAAATGTTAGAAGCACGGTTTTACTCAGAGAATCATTATGTTGAGTATGGCAGTAGTACTGTGGTCAACAGTACCGGAACAGGTGTGAAGCTGCATCATGTAGACATCTCGTTCATGAGACAGGGCGACAAGTGTCATGTGTCCGGCAGCCTTAATGTATCGCACACGGCAAGCCTTTCCGCAGGGACGACTTACAGAGTAGATATTAACCTGCTTAGGCTGGCCCATTCTGTGGGCGCATTCGGTCATATAAAGTACACAGACATAGCTTCTGGATGTGTCACGCAGACGTACGATGTGCTTCATCCCATATCTGTCCCGTCAGATATAGCTAAGCATCTTCGTACATTCACATTTGTAGATAATAGTGTCGTGTCGATGTGGTTCAAGATGATTTCAGCAAGCACAGATGTATCTCTCACATTCGACATCCTACTAGATGTTGGCGACGAGTATATGCCCTATGAGGTGTACTTCCCGCAAACTGCTATCAGCGTTCCAGTCGGTACTGCGTCTGTGCAGGTGGACGCTGAGATCGGTCGTGCGCCGTCTCTTGCAGGATTGCTTGTTGTGTACAGCGGAAGTGAATCCGGGTATGCTGACTTGCTTCAGGGGCATACGTCAGTATCCATCACTGTGCCAACGCTTTCAATGACTGCTGGGCAGACAAAAACAATACATATAGATCAGGCCTTAGGCACTGAATATCAACCCTCGGCATCAGTCTCTACGACGGCGAATACATGTGTCATAACGGCGGTGTAGGATACGAATATCACTTTTGTCATTAGCATGGTGGCGTATGTATACCTACCATGCTATATAGTTCTCATTTTTTCCGTTAAGGTTACTATTTTTTTTGTTGGTCTACAGAG